ATTTCTATTGTAATCAACAAAAGATCTTGGAACAATACCAGCCTGATTAAGTGCTTTTTCTAATTCAATTAGAGGCTGTGCTGCTATTGAAGTACCCTTATTAATCTTTGATACAACAATAGGTCTTGAGGGAACTAATTTATCGTCTACAACCATTTGATAAGAAGTCAGTTGATCTATAATACCAACTTGACCTGACCGAATACTATGCAGTTGTCCGTCCATACCTTCTTCTTCTTCAAGATATGTTGCCTGTGTCCCACCAATTAAATCAGCACTATTCATTACATTTGCGTCGCTAGGCATACATATCATAGATTTTACCCTTGTATTAGAAACTGCTAAATTTACTGTTGCGTTACGATTACTTGATAGTAATGAATGTTTATAGTTAGTAACACTTGGAATATCAATCTCAATTGATCCTCCGTCCCTCATTTTCTTTAACATACCTGATTCATATCTTGGATCTACACCAACTTGAGAACATACAATCTCCATATTAGAAAATTCACAAGTAGCAGCATAAGAAGTTTTAGCTGCGATAAGTATTGCGTTTGGGGCAGCAATACCAACTCTTCGCTGGTCTACAGAAGCAGAGAAAACAATAAAGTTATTTGAGGTTGCTTCTATACCAGTCCCTCCGTCGCTATTTTGAAACTCTTCTAATGTAAGTTTTACAAATGTTGCGTCTATTGAAATATCAGTAATTACTGGATAACCCACGGCACCGCTAGAAGTTAGTGTTAAATTACACTGGCTATCGGGGTTAGTAGAAGAACATATACCTACACGCTCACCTTTTACAAAAGGACAATTTTCAACACTTCTCATATTATTTGATTTAGCAAGGAAAACTGTAGTCCTATTGTCTGCGTTACCAATAGCGAGTGCTGCCCCAGCAGCGTCTATACCATGAAATACCGGATTTTGTTTCATTCTTCGGTGGCGATTAACACTATCCAACTGCTTAATAAATCTTGCTGGATCTTCTAAATCAACCTCAATAAATAGACCATTAGTCATAAGAACTGGGAAAATTTTATCACCTCCGTCAGCAAAAAGACCAGTATGGATTGGTAGTGATAATTTAGCAGTTAGGAAATCGTCAGCAGTCCCCCAATCACGACCCACAGGAACAGTCCCAACTGGCTTGTAGAATGGATTAGTAGATAGGTCAATATTATTTGAAACTGAAGTCCCAAGTGTACCTCTATTTTCAATTGTATCAACAAGTGAACCTTCTTTTAATGCTCTCATTTTTCTCATGCTTTCGTCTTGATTGTATGAATACTGAATTTGAACTTTAGCATTATATTCTGTAATTTCTTCTAAAAGAACAGAGCGAGATCCTGAATATATCCTAATATTTTTGATACATGATTGACCTCCAATAAAAGGGTCTAAATGTAACCTTGTTGGAGCTTCACCAGCAGGAACAGCTATCTTTAAATCAAACTGAAGATAACTACTTTTGCCGTCTAAAAATTTAACTGTTGGGGGAATCTCAAAATCTACTCGGCGACCCGACTGACCCGCCGTCCCTGTGTAAGATTGTCCGTTGGTCGAAGGGATAGAAACTTGGGTCTGCGATACCTTAATTTTATCGTCATTTCTCCAATAAGAACTCATTTTATAATATAGTTTATAAAATAATTATTAAGAATAAATTTAAAAAAAATAAAAAAATTTATTGGGTGCGACCAACAACTTGAGTAACCTGAGAAGAAACAGCTTCACTTCTCTTTTGAGAAGTAATATCTTTTTCGGCTTGATTTTTTGCTTTTTCACTTGCTTCTTCTTCACCAAATCCTTCTGTAACAGCACCAACTAAACCAATAGTAGCACCAAGACCTTCTAAAATTAATGCTGGTGGAAAAGCAGCACCAAGAACACCAGCAACTTCTAATCCACTACCAACAATATTCATAATATTACCAGCACGAGAAGCACTATTACTACCAAAAACCTCCATACCACTTTTACCTTCAATTAACCTACCTACGTCTCCAGCAACGTCCAAGGCACCACCAAGACCAGCAACACCAACTTTACCAACAGTCATAGCTTTAGTTGCTATTTTACCAGCAGTTTTTAATCCTGCTTTTTCAATTGATTCTTCTGCTGCTTTTTTTGCTATTGCTTTACCCGAGGTCTCAATACCCTCTGTTGCTGCTTCTTCAGCAGTTCGTGCTGTTGCTTTGGCTCCCACCTCACCAGTTTCACCTGCTATGTCCGCAGTTACTTGCTCCCCCTCTTCTAATGTACTACTTAAACCTAATTCAGGTGAAGGTGGTCTTGCTCCTGTAGAATATATCTCTTGCGTTTCTTCTAATGTTGGTCTTAAATCTTCTAATTCACTTTCTTTAGCAAATCTTTCAGCAGTAGTTGTTTTAACAAACTTGCCCCCCGCCATGATCCCCCTTTTAGCACCTTGTCTTATTTCTTTTTTCACTAGTAATTTACCACCGGCAGTAGTCCCACTTAATATATTTTTCTGTAGTTTAGATTGTCTATCTTGATCCTCCTCCATATTTGCTTGATCTAACTGGGCTGCTAAACCATTATTAAAATCTTGTGTAGCTTCATTAATCTGTCTTGCTGTTTCAGTCTGTGCGTTAGCTTGTGCGATTGAGGCTCCGGAACCATACAAATCCATTTTATATTATAATATATAATTTAAATTTAATAAATTTAAAATAAAATTATTTACCTACTTTTTTCATAGCCCTGTCATGAGCCATTTTAAAACTCATACCATTTAACATATCTTTTTTCATTTCAGCCATATGTTTCTTACTATGGTGAACTGAATGTTTTTCTAATCTTTTTAGTTGTGTTTCTGTTAGTTTTTTTGTGGGTTTCTTTGGTGGTGCTTTCTTTGGTGGTGCTTTCTTTGGTGGAGGTTTTGGTGGAGGTCTCTTTGGTGGAGGTCTTGATCCATACATTTATATTATGATATATATTTTTATTTATTAAAATAATTTATTTTCTCCTTCTGCGATTTTGGTTTCAAATCTAATATATGCTGTTGCTGGATTGGTTTGCATATCAAGATATAAGAAACTATAAGGAGCGTCTCCAATTGCTTTATTATATAAATCCATAAATATATTAGGAAACATATCACCATATTCTTCTGTTATCTTTTCTAACTCTTTTTGATTTTGTTGTTTCATGATAATTATGTCTGTGGCGTTGTTTCTAATTAAACCGGAAACAGCCCTAAAAGATTGTGTTGTAAAAGCAAGTAAACCAATACCATAATGACGGAATCTAGTAGCAAGGAATGATACAGCATTATTTTTTTTAAAATCTTTAGTTAAAATATCGTCTAAAACCATAGCAACAGTAGGTCTCTCAAAATCTTCATATTTTTTTTGACTTTCAATTATATTTGTAATCATTTCGTCATTATAATGATCTTCACAATCAAAATATTTATTCATTAATTTACCCTTTGGATCAGCATTTAATGTATTACTAATAATTTTAACTATATCGAATTTATCTTTATACATGTCAGGATTACATAATAAATTTACAAGTAGATTAGATTTACCTTGTTTTACTGAACCAACAATCAAAAGTAAAGAAGGCGGTTGAGGTAAGTGAGGGTGAATATCACTAAATCTATCGTCAGGGTCAGGGTCTTTAACCTTGAATACCTTGGGTGGTGCTTTTTGCGATTTATCAGCCATTTATAATATATTACATATATTTTTAATCTAGAAATAAACTAAATATTAAATCTTCATTCCTTACCGCAACCCTGAAAATAATTCTAATACTTTAACCATTTATAATAGAATCATATAAAAAAATATACAAGTTAATCGTAAAAACCTACGACCAAAACCACCCAGTAGAAATCTCTTTATTTTGCTGTTCCTTTTGTTTAATGAAATCTTTAATTATTGATATATCAGCTCTTATGCTTATTAGATCCGTTTTGATTTTAGTTATGTTTCTATTGATTTCGTGAACTTCATTTTTCACTTTTTCAATTGGTTTGGTTTCAAATGGATTAGAATAATCGCTCATATATTTTATGAAAATATTATAATTGAAATTAAAAAATAAATAATAAATAAATAAATAAATGAGTGATTCTAATGATAACCATAGTGGTTTATCCATGGAACAATTTAACATAAATGAATTAGCTGGTGCTACTGGTTTAATACTTGGAGCCGTGAGTGGTATATTAGTTGTAATATTCAAAAGTAGGTGTCATTGTAAATTTAGAATTGGTATTAGCGATAAATGGAATATTTGCATGTGTGAAAGAAAACCACCTCCTGATCCTAAACAAGAAGATAGTGAAGAAGAAACACAAGATAAAGAACCAGAGAAATTAATACCTACAAAAAGTAAAGAACCTCAAGCCGAACCCGAACCTGAACCTGAAATCAAGAATTTGGTATAAATCTAAATGGGTCAATTTTAGACCCTTGACCTAATTTAGACCCATAGAGGTTTGAATTCATAGACCCTTATTTTAGTGCGTGGGTCTAAAATTGACCCATATAGATTAATTCTACTTTGTGATAAATATTATAGAAACAATAAATAGTAATCATTTTGTAATAATAATAAATAAAAAATAATAATTTGTAGAGAATTATTTTCTGTTTTATACTATAAAAGAATGAGTTTTATGCCTGAAGTTAAAATGGATTTTATCCCTGAAGACATGAGTGAAGAAGAAACTACTGAACAAACTAACTTGGAAGAATTTACTCCGGAGGTGAAAGATAACAAATTAACTTGTAAGACACAGGAGGAGATTGAAGAGATACAAGAAGAAGAACCACCAAGTAAAATACCCAAAGCTAAATCAAAACGGGACGATATGAATATTAATGAAATATTTAATATGCCTGAATCTGTACCTCAAGAACCACAACTACCTGTTAAGTTAACCAAGAAAGGTAAACCTAGAAAGAAGCGACCTCCTATGAGTGAAGCACACAAGGCGAAACTTGCATTAGCAAGGGAGAAAGCTATGTTAGCAAGAAAAAAGAAAGCACAAGAAAAGAAAGAAAATAAAGCATTAGAATTAGAAGAAAAAGAATTATTAAAGAAACAAAAAGTAAAAAGAGTTAAGAAATTAAAAGAAGAAGTTGAAGAAGATATAAAACCCTCACCTTTAGAGCCAATTAAAAAAACCATAAAAGAACAAACATTTACTAAAAAAGATTTAGAAGAAGCTCAACTTAATGCGATCATGAATTATGAAAAAATCCGTAAATCAAGAAAAGAAGAAAAGAAAATTCAACAAGAAAAAGATAGGGAACAAGAAGCATTAAAAGCACAAATAAGGAGAGCAGTAGCTCCTCCTCAAGAATACAATCCATTTCAAAACTGCTACTAATCAAAAGTAGTATTAATCTATATGGGTCAAAATTAGACCCTACTACAAATATAAGACTATATGATATGATTTCTCTATTGACCTATTTTAGGTCAAGGGTCTAAAATTGACCTAACCCGAATGGGTTAGCTGAAAATCTTTTAAAAAAGATTTTGACCCATTATTAGTATTTAAAAAATAATTATCTATTCTTGAATATAGATAATGGAATCAAGTAAAAATACAAAAGCATTAAAAGCATTAAAGGAAGTAATTAGTGAACTAAATAATATTGTTGAGACAATAAGACAAGAGAATATAAATTTAATAAAACAAAATAAAGATATTGAAAAACAAAATGATATATTAAAACAAAAGATAGAAAATATAACTGAAATCATTTCACTATGATAATGTAAATCGCCGTTTATATGCTGTAATATTTTTATTTCTATCAGTATATGCCCCCCATAATATATAGTAAGATAGAAACCCAGCATTCATATAGTTACCCTTACTTAAATCTTTTTTATGACGAGATCTGTATTTATCTCTTCGCTTTTTGTCTTTATGCTGGGTATAATCTTCATACCTACTATCGCCAAATTGGGTCGTTTTTATCTTCTTACCTTCTGCGTCATAAAAAATAGCCTTTAATTTCTTATTCTTTGCCGTACCTTTTTCTACAACCATTTTAATCATGTTTATTATGATTAAGATATAAAAATACAAGTTACATATTAATAGTTAAAAAATTACGCTAAACTTTGAAATCCATTTTTGTCCTCTTCGACTTCATAATCACTTTCACTTTCTGCCGAGCCTTCACTATTACTATATTTATCTTTTCTTGCAAATTTAGGAGGTTTATAATCTTTGTCTACTTTAACATGATCCTTAAATTCTTGTATTAAATCCGGTCTCCCACATTTTGCTAATGTTGATATAATTTCTTCATAATTACCTTGATCCATTTTATAATATAACATTAGAAAATTATTTATGATATTTTACCATAATTTGTTGCTCTGTTAATGAATTCTCAAAATCACTTTCTAGAGATTTCATTAAATCTTCACAAGTCCATTCTTCTTTGAAATCACAACACAGGAAATGATTAGCCCAGCAATCGTCCTCCCACCCTTCAGTTATACCCCAATCTTGTTTACAAAAAAGATCTATGTCTTCTTCACTCCAGTTAGAATATACACTAATCATTTTATACTATAAAATATATTATTTATTTATTTTTCTTTTTTTGTTTTTTTTTCTGCTTTGCGAGGGTCTGCTTCTTCTTGTAAAATTTCTTCTATGATACTTGGAGGAGTTCTTCTTGTTTTTTGAATCTTATATATAACAGCACTTGTTTTATCTACATTAGCAAATCGCCCGTCGCTATCATGGATTGAAGTTGTTATATCTGCTATTGAGGTTTGTTTAGTAACAGTAAAAATCATATCACTTGGATTACCCAAGAAATAATCACTAGCAGCAGAATATTTATCAACAACCGAAATAATAGGGAGATTAGCACCTGTAGGATTACCACCAATAGCAGAAGCACCTTCTAAAATATTACTCCTAATTGTGTAATAAGGTCTTAATACACTTTTTTGTATATCAGTAGCTGTAATTGTTGTGCTTTCAGTTAATACAGCAACTTCACCCCATAACTCTAAAGGTTGTTGTTTAACTGGATTAAATCTATCTGTGTCAGTAGGATCACCAACAGAAGTCCAAAGAAAATTGCCTGCTCCACTTTGTGCCCTATAATTTAAAACACAATTAGGGTATGGTAATGAAGTATAATATTGGACTGCCCCAAATTCATTACTAATATAATTTTTAGTATCAGTTGTTACCACTTCTGCGTTAGTTGTTGGTCTATATAATAAATCACTATTTTCATTATCAACTCTTTTACTTAAAACATTTAATTTTGTTGGTGGAGCATTTACAGCACTATAATCAAAACCAAGAATATCCCACAGGTTATCCTCCCAGTTAGAAGCGTCAAAACCCCAATCTTCAATATAAATACCTCCATGAGAATCAAAAATAGTATAAGGTTCTATTGTTTGATTATATCCGTCATATTTTTGAGTATTTGTGCCTTGGGTAGCAAAATTATTATATGTTTCTTTTGGTGTTTCAGGGTAAACATTAGTCCTAAATGCTTTATCGTTATCTTGATAAGGTTTGAATGTTGGAGAAAAACCATATTGTGGGGGTCTAGGATTAATTTTATAAACTGTATTACCAGACTCTTGATTGTTAGAGGGAGGTGTAATTAATCTATCTGTCCCCAAGGGTGGTACTTGAGTTTTACTATTTACAAAAGCGGCACCATTACCAGCTTGGCGTTTATTACCAGTATTATTTGCTGTATGAAATCTTGATAATTCAAATCTATTAGTTTCATTATTATATCTTATTTCAGGATTATTAGCACCAATATAAGTCATAGTCATATATGGATTTAAATCTGTTACATGAGTAAAGTCTGTAGCACTTCTAATAAAATTATTTAAGCTTGGAAATCTAAAAGTTTGACCGGGAAGTAAAGCACCTGCATTATCTTGAAAAGCAGCCACAACACCAATATCACAATTAGTATATCCGCTGTAAGGTGTAATTATTGCGGTTGAATATGCTGTTGCGTGTTGATCGTATCCAATTCTTCTACCCCTTTCAATATCTACAAAACCTGCTGCTCCGGGAGTTGTAAAAAGTTTTTTAGGAAGTCCACCAACACCATTAAATTTAATTGTAATAATATAAATATCGTCTAATTTATTACCAGCAGCGTCATAATTAGCAATTTTCTGTGGAGAAGCAAAACCATAATTTAAAACATTTTGTGCTTTTGAATCATTTGGTTCATAATATATATCTCTAAAGCTATCGTCATAATTGAAAAATATGGGTAAAGTTATTTGGTCTTCACCGTTATTAGGTGCCGCCTTATCAACATACATATCCTCCCCAAATGTTTCATTATGTTTTGCTACTGCTGGATCACTTGTTAATTCATTCATATGAAAAAATCTACTATTATCAATTGTTGGTAAAGTTAATCCACCTAATTCTCCAGTCGAATATATTTGACTTTCTAATAATGAATCCCATATTTCAGGATATAATGCTTGTGTATCAAAAAAATCTCTAATGATTTTTAAATTTTCTTCAGTATATAAAACATTAATATGTAAAGTTGTATCTACATTACTTGGATTTGCTACTGGTGTTGTTCTTGCGTTATAAGTTTGAAAACCTTCAAAAGATTCTAATCTATTTATTATAATAGCACCTGTTGCGTCTCTTATGATTGGTTGTTGTGAATTTAATAATTGATTCATTTCTCTACCTTTTTCAAATATCTCCGGTCTTTTCACAGCTATATAACCAAAAGTAGCAATATAATCTACTGATAATTGAGATATATTAGCACCTGTAGCTGGTAATACTTGAGCCGCATATGCTGTTAAAGTTGTATCACAAACATTATATATATTTTGTGCGTTAATTGATTTATATGTACTTGTTTCAATAGTTTTTGTAATTGCTCTAATATTTCTTTCATGATCGTAAATACTAAATATATCTTCATTTTTAGTTTCAGTTAATTGTTGAGTAATCTGTGAAGCTACGGCACTAGGAGTATTGAAACCTTTATTTACTTCGATATCAACCTTTTCTCTGTATCTAATATAATTACCTTCTTGGATAATACCGTTATGATATGTAGTTGGAAATTGTTCGCTATCATTTGTAGCACCAACACTATAAGCAATTTTATCTTTTATAAATAAAGTATATCTTGTATTATCTACTTTTTGTTTAAAAATATGTGTTGCGAGACCTGCTGGTTTTTTACCCCAATCAGCGAGTAAAACACAACCTTGATTAACAACTCTCCTACAGGCTCCCTCCGTAAAATCGTCGCCACTAGTATATTGTAAAGGATAATTTCTGCCTACTTCACCTCTAACTGAAAAAGCAGCAGAAGATATCGTTCTTCTTGGTTGTTGGATATAGTTAGGATATTCATTACTTGTAATATAATAACCAATAACTAAAGGAGCTAAATTATCTCTTAAATCAACTGTATCGTCGCTTTTTAAAGTTGTTGTTATGCTTCTATAATATCCCAATCTATATTTAGGATCATAAACATTATCCATTTTATAATATTTATCACCATATTGAATATCACAATACGGAGCAACTGCGTTTTTACCTGTAGTTTGACCTTTAAATTCTATTGTTTGTGGTTGTCCTGCTCCAACTTCACTTATAAAAGCTCTTTCTAATGAAATTCTATCCCCAACATTTAATTTAACTGTTTGTTCCAAAGGATTAGTAAAAACAGCAGGGTTACTATCGTTGCCTGTTCTACTTTCAACTGAAGCTAACCGATTACAGTTTATCAGTTGTGTGTCAACATATTCACTCATTTATATTATGAGTATATAAAAAAAGATATATTAAAAAACTAACATTAAAACTAACTATTTATATGTCATAGCCTTTTTCTATGAGTATTTTACATTTACATTCATGCTTCTCCTTAAATTTTTCAAGATTATTATTCTTCTTATAGTAATTATATAATGACCTTGCTTTCACAAATTCCTTATTATCTTCATATTGATTCTTTTTCATATCTTTACCCTTTTTATGATAATGGTTCTTTGCTCTCTCTCTATTCTTTGATTTAAATTCTTCATTATGCTTACTAACTTCATGATAATATTTATTCTCTCTTTCTCTCTTCTTTTTATAATCAGTTAATACCTTTTCAATCTGTTTTTCAGTTAAATCCATTCTTTATAATTATACATAGATAATTATTTTTTAAATATTAATGTGGGTCAATTTTAGACCTTACTACAAATATAACCTCTATATGTAATCAATCTCTATAGACCTATTTTAGGTCAAGGGTCTAAAATTGACCTTGACCTATTTAGACGCCCGGATATGAAGACATACAATTGTTTTACCTGTTAATGCCGTACATAATGTTTCGTTTTCATATACAATATCTATATCAAATGAATTGACTAATAATTCTGTAGGATTATTTAATGATATATATGTCTTTTCATGAGGTTCAAAATATAATCCACCTGTTTCATTACCACTATTATCAAAACGAGGTAAATGACCTATAATTTTAGATAATGTCCCTTGTCTTGCATTCATAGAGTTTTGAGTGAAGTTATTCAATCTAATAAATAATGAAATATTAGCAATTAGCTTTGGGACTGAAGAGCTATTACTTACACCTCCCAATAATGTAACATTAACAGGTCTTGATACTGGATCACCCAAAAATCCTAATGTTGCTTGAGTATTACATATTTCGGTATTAGTTCTACCATATTCAATACTTCTTGCTGTGATAATATAGCTATCATAATCAGTCATACCTCCACTAGCATTAACAGTATAAGGTTGAAGTAAACCATTCGCACCTAATCCATGTTGGCTAACCGTTCTACTGTGATTATTCCAATCTCTCATTTCCAATTCTTTACAGAAAACAGTTTGATTATATTCTTGAGACCAACCCCACCAATCATAATTAAAATAGGTAGTTTCATTATAAATAGGATAATTTGAATAATGATCTATACTTTCTAAAGATAATTTTTGATCCACATGAGCCGCACCTCCACGACGAGCAACAGACATTACCGGATACATAGCCCATTTTGTAGCATTAACTGGATTTATGCACTGATTCTTAACTGCTCCATTTGCTTGTAATGTTTTAAAATCCGCCAATAGAGTTTCGTTTTTTGCTGCGTCAACCATATATATTTGGATTTCTTCATTATCTAATACAAACTTAACCTTTTCGTAATTATCACTATTAGTAGTAATATTATAAACAGTATTAAAATTAGTATTATGTGCTCCATAATAAATAACCTCATTCATGTAAATCCCTTGTTGTACCCCAGCACCAGTCCTTGATCCCGATTGATAAACTCTCAACTCGTCCCCATACTTCAAAACACATATATCAGCATAAACATATTGACCTCTAGGATAAATAGGAGTTTTTAGCAGATCCCCGGCACCTCTTATTGTAGTATCAAAATAAGTAGGTAAAAAAGCAGTTTCTCCCACATTTTCAAATTGTCCCTCTCTATTAATTCTTGATAACCCCACCATAAAGTTCGCTCTATTTAAATCACCAGTTAAAGCTTGACTAAAATTAAATAGTGCTTCACCTTTATTTTGTGAAATAGGAAATTGTCTATTCTGGATATAGAAACCCCTCACGTCCGTGCTTGTTACTTCTCCTCCGGCTTCTGTAAAAGTGTATGATTGATTTTTGGATATATCACTCCAAACAATATCGGGTTTATTTCTTGTTGTTTTTGCGGTTTGTTGAGTAGTTGAAAAAGAAAATCCTTCAAAAACTTCATTACTACTATCATAATTAGCACCAACTGTAATAGAGGTAGAATTAACACCAGTAATTAAAGAGGGGTGAAATGCTGCCTCATTAATACCTTTTTGAATTTCTCCAACCATGTCCTGAATATTAACTTCATTTTTAACGTCTCCAGCTCTAAATGCTTCACCAGCACCTATTGTAGCTCTAAAGGGGACTTGAGTAGCATTCTCAATATTATCATTAAACATACTTGCTACTGGTGTACCGAAATAATGACAGAAGTTGCTATTAGTTCTATCAAGAATAAATAAACCATTTTTATTGATTTTAGCACTTTGTAAAGCTATCTCACTATTAGGAGGGATCTTCATGGTATTAAGTAATCTATTTTGATATGAATAAGGCTTGAAAGCATTAGATATCTGTGGGGTATTTTCAGTCCCTTGATTAGAAGTAATTATTAAACTCATTTTATAATATATATATTATAAAAAATTTAATTATAAAAAATTATATATTTTTATGATATAATGCCTACAAAGAAAAAAGTAAAAAAAAATGTAAATGTTAAACCTCAATCGAATGCTGATAAGATTCAAATAAATATCAAGAAGGATTTAGAAGACGATAAAAAAATAAAACCTGAAAAGGTATTTGAAGGGTATAAAAAAACAACAAAGAAAAAATCAAAGTATTAAGTATTTAAAAAAAGCGATTTTTAAATATTCAATAATGGGTCAATTTTAAACCTTAAGACAATAATGATTATAATGCTCTCTAATTACTATATGACTTATTATAGGTCAAGGGTCTAAAATTGACCTTGACCCATTTTAGGTCAAAATGGTTTAAAGATAAATATTATTATCTATACTATAGTATAAATAATGTTAATCCCAAAATCAATAAAATTCCACGACAATCTTACTGAAGCTGAAGTCCGTGCCTATTACAGTCTAAAACCTCTTGACGAGGATCACGAGGTTCACGCTAAACGATTCAATAAAATATTAAATGATTATGTTGATACAAGAGATTATCCCAGCAGTAATGCTCGGTTATGTTTTAAGAAACAACTAAAGAAAATGATTAAAGACGGTAAAACTAATACACCCAAGTTTGAAGCATTCAATATGTGGAGGCTTCAGCGTATTCAATTTCATATTTCTAAACAGAAAGATTATCTATTACAGAGAGAAGGTAAAGAGCTTATGCCTAAAAGAAAACCTAATCCTGAAGCAGATAAAAAATTTTCAGTAAAAATGAATGAATTAATTGGTGAAAATAAAACACTAAAAGAAGAAATTGAAAATCTTAAGAAACAACTACAGGATAAAGATAATGAGATTGATTTTCTTATGGCTGAAAATAGTAAAATGAAATATATGCCTCAAGAGGTTGAAGAAGAAAAACCTAAAGCAATCCATGAAATAACAGAATGTTTAATTGAAAGTAGTGAAGAAGAAAGTGAAGAAGAAAGTGAAGAAGAAGTTGTTGAAGAAGTTGTTGAAAAACCTAAACCTATTGTAGTTCATTTTGATACAGAAGAAGAAGACAGCTCAAGCGAAGAAGAAGAAGAAGAAGAAGAAGAAGAAGAAGATAGTTCGAGTTCAAGTGAAGAAGAAGAAGAAGAAACAAATAAAATCCCTTATTCACACAGAGAATTTTTTAAGATTAGAAATATCTTTTATAATATTTGTGATAAGAAGGCTCAACCATATCACGATAAATATATGAGTGAAGGTAAGAATATGAATGATAAAGATAGAAGAAAACTTAAAACACAGCTACATATTGATTATGTAAATGAGGTTGTTGAAGTAGAAATTGAAAAATTAGATAATCAGTTTGAAGTCCCTACAAATGTATACAGCGATATATTTGAAGGCGCTGAAGAAAAACTACAAGATAAATTTAATTATAATGGTTTTGATAATGAGGATTAAATGAATTTATTTTTAATTGCCTCCCAAGCCTCTTGAATTTTAATAAACACAGAAGCGTCGCCTCCTTTATCAGGGTGGTGTTCTAATATTAGTTTTTTGTATTGTTTTTTAAAATCGTCCTCACTAGAAGATTTCTTTATTTTAAAGATTGGGTGAATATCATTCGGTTCATGATAATCACCAGTTGTAAAATTATTAGATTGTTTAGATTCAAAGAATTCACCTTCCATAAATCTTTTTTTAAATTCTTCTTCAAACTCTT